CTATGATGGTGCTACAAGACCTTATGAAGATTCTTATGAGCAAGTTGCTGATGAAGAAGATTATCAACCAAAGATTAAAGAAATACTTTCTAATGGCGATATTGTTGACCAATATGGCAATACATTTACCAAAAAACAATGGGAATCTTTATTAAGAGGTGAAGACCCTTATGATGATAATGATTATCATCCAGACTGGATGAATGAAAACCTTGAGGAATCAGCTGACGATGGTAATGAATCTCAATGTGTTGATTTCCACAGTATTTTACAAGCTATGGAACAAATTGCTCCAAAATTGGGATATGTTGATGATAAAAGTTTTGACGGTAAAACTTGGTTAGTATTTGAAGGTGGCATTAATATCAATGGTCCTGAATATAATAGAATTAAATCAGAAATGAAAGAAATATTTGGTGATAACATTGATGTAAGATACGCTCGTTCTCAATATGCTCCTGAGCAAAAGAAAATCTATATAGGTTATGTAGATTGCGAAGGTGCAGTTGATTATGATAATGAAATTGAAGAAGCATTGAAAATAGCTGGTGTTCAATTAAATGAAGCTGATGAAAAACTTGTTGATAAGATTGCTTCTGATACTAATGTTTATAATCAAGCACGTGATGAAGCTGATGATGGTCAAGACCCTGATTATGATGCAATAATAAACTCAATATCTTATATAGTTAATACATATAAAGTTTCAGCAAGAGAAGCTCTTAAACTTTATTCTGAAGCAACAAATGTAGATTATGACATAGTTAAAGATGCTTGGGAATCCGATGGTTCAGCTTGGGATGGTGAAATACCTGATGAGTATAAAGATGTAGATGAGGATGTCAATAATCCTGAAGATGGAGAGATTGATGAAAAAACTGGTAAAGAAAAACTCATGGAAGACCCATCTGAAGCAAATCAAGATGAAATTGATGACTTAATGAACCAATATGAGGATGCACGCCGTGATTTCCATGATGCTCAATACTACGATGATAACTATTCTTGGAGAGAAGCTGAAGATAGAGCAACTCGTAAAATGAAAGAGATTGAAAATAAATTAAAAGAACTCACTGGCATGACTTATTATGAATTGTTTGATAAGTTAGGCTCAAAGGAAACCATCGATGTTGGTGAACCAAAATATAAAGTTGGTGATAAGTTTGAAAAAAATGGTAAAATTTATTCAATAACAGAAATTGATAAACGCACTGATAAGTCAAGAAATAAAAATGAATCATATTATATGTATCATTTGGAATCTCCTGACCATTATGTAACCAATTTTACCGAAGATACAGTTGATTATTTTGGTTTCAAACCAGTTAACGAATAAAAAAGTGGCAGGATGAAAATCCTGCCTTTCTTTTTTGTAAATAGTTGTATGAAAGATTTACGAAATATTAAACAGCAAATACTTACAGATGATAAAGTGGCAAATGCAGTGGAATACCTTTTATCAAAGGTTATTCTCGACAAACCTTTGCCTAAGCTTTGGTTTATCTACAAAAAACATAAGATAGTATTGGGTAAAAATGGTTTATACTCAATATATAATCCTAATGGTCAAAAGATTGCCAATAAGATTCACTTCCAAGAGGTTGCAAAATACATTATTGACAATCAAAAGAACATTAGTAAAAACATTTATATAAGAGAAGTAGAAGCTGAAATGTTCAGATTCAAAGAAAAAATAGAATATTTCACAAATTATAATCGCAAGCTTAAATTGCAACGCTTAGATGCTAAAATTGATGCAATGTGGGACTTTTATTATAATAAAAAGGCATCATTGATGGCAATACTTAGAGAGAATAAGATATATTGTTAATGATATAATAGTTATCATTGAACTCAAACTCTTCTCCAACAATATAACCAAGCATTGAACGAACAAATGGCGATTCAATACTAATTAAGCCTTTGGAAATATCGCTTTCATACACACTAACGATAGTGTATATCTTTGTTTCATTGGTATCTTCATTGATTATTTCAACAGTAGCACCAAATGAAACTGTATTTGGTTTAGCCATATTTGACGTAAATATCAAGCTATCAGTCAATATTGTCGTCAAATCATGGATTCGTTTATCGATACGACATTGATTATCAAGAGCCTGCATATATTCAGGGTTATCTTCGACAACACCGATAGGTCTCGTATCTTCTATATATTGACACGCAGAAGGTCTCTCAACCTTTAACAAATGGTTGAGTTCAGCATTTAACTTATTATACCCACTTTGTGTCAATATTATACTCATCATAACCTCTTTAATCCTTTTATTTATCATTACATACGATAAACTACATGTAAACCTTCTTCAACCTCAGAAATAGCTGTCTTAGATTTCTCTAAGTCCTCTTTTTCTTTGATTTTAGCCTTAGCCATTTTAATAAGCAAAGCAGGTTTAACCTTCAAATCATTGTCAGAAATGCCTTCGTTAAGTCTTTCACAAAGACTTTTAGTAGCATCTTTCATATGAGATTGCAAATCATTGATTTCATTCAATGTTTCAACACAATCATCTACAACTGTTTTAATACCTGAGATTTCATCAGGATTGAAAGTTCTTTCATCAAAAATATTACTCATTTTAATCTCCATTATTTAGTTGATCTCTTACTGCATCGTTATACCCACTAGATTCTCCCTTATTCCAAGAGCCAGTAGATAATGCATCTATTAGTTGACAAACATTTTTAATCTGTTCATCGTTTAGTTGTATTGTTTTTAAATATTCGTTTATCGCATCAAACCTTTTATTGGTATCATAACCAAAATGACCATCAGAATAACAATTATCATTATATTCATCAGACAATTTTTCAAAGATATTCATTGATTTATCCTAACATTTCATTATTAGATTTAAGCAACTGGGTTGGAGCATCAAATGTAAAGTCATAATTTACACCAATCCAACCCTTTTTTTCTTCACGAACCAATGCTCCTAAAGGTAAATACCCTAAAGAAGTTGGATACACAGCAGCCATATTACAATCTTCAAGAATATCTAACACAACTACGTGTTTATATTTAATGCGAGCAAATTTAACAAAAAAGACATCGCCTACTTCGACAGGTCTCCTTTGAATAGTCGTAACATTATCATCATCAATAATGTGTGTAACACCATTACCACCAACAAGTTTAAAAAATTGCTTGTTTGTCGTATCAATATTGTTTAAACGCTTGCCAAATACTAATTCACCTTTCTTAAAAGTAACCTTTTTATCGAATGGGTCAGTGAAATCAGCAAGACATTCATACACTTGATTATCCAAAATACCTTTCTTTTCGACAATAGATGCCATTTGTTATTCTCCACTATTTTCTGAAATCCAATCTACAAGCTCATCTTCATCCATAGATATAGAAGCATCTGTTAATTCCAACACTTTATGAGGTGTTACTAACTTAACAACTGGAATCTTACTATATCCCAACGAAGTAATTACATTTATATCATAACAACTATAAAATGTCAAGTTAAAATTACCATCTTTTTCAATTTTTTTCAAGTTGTCTTCTGTCATTTTGCATGGGACACAAGTATCTGGTGTTCCAAACTCAATAAGATATGATTTATCACTAATCATACGATATTCATCTAATGTTTTAATCGATTTCATTTTCCTGTTCCTTTAATTTATATTTTTCTGCATTTAACTTATAAAAGTCAATGCCTTCAATTGTTTTTGTGGTATCATCACGTTTGCAAATCCACCCCAATGTTTTTTTACCATTACCTTTATCGACCCTTCTACGTAAAAAATAGAAGTTATCTCTCTTGGTTTTCTTCATTTGGATAATCATTTTTTCCAATTCTGTCATTTTTTATCCTTTAATGTAATGTTAAATCTTTATTAATCTCATATTCTTTCAAATAAAAAAACATTTCACCTTGATGTTCAAATATTATATGACCAATTCTGGTACCTTTTATGAAATTAGCTGTTACACAAGGTATTTGTTTACTAATATTCTGAAATGCTCTCTCCAAGCATTTTTCAGCTTTAATTGAATCCTTAAAAACACCTAAAATATTAGTTGTATCATCTAATCCTTTAGAAACCGTATATACTATAAAAACTGTATCCATATTTTTATCCTCAAAAGTGATTATATTTATTCTTTATAATAAGTGTATTGTAACATATTTAAGATTATATGTCAAGATAAATATTTACAGTAACACAAAGGATTTAACAATGGGTACTAATCATTACCATTTATATCAAAAAGAAAGAAGTAAGAACTACAATTATATAGATCGTGTTGTAAAAAGCTATTTAGAACAAGGTGGTGGTCTTTTTCATATATATCCAATGTCTGGTATTATTGATTCCAATGGTGTTGAACATAAAATTGGTGAAAAAGGCTTTTTGGTCGGTGACCCAGTGTTTAATGAAAATCCTCATCGTAAATATTCAAGAGAAACTTTTGACTTATGGGGTGTTACAAAGATGAATATACCTCAATATTCATTCACATTTTCTGGTTTATCATTACTCGATGGTGATGAAAAAGAAGTTTCATTCCATTATAATTCAATGGTTGCTCAACTTGGTCGTAAAATAATGATTGGCGATGTCGTTGAAGTAACTTGGATAAGAGATTTAGATGTTCTTGGTATGGAAACAGGTCAAAATCGTTTCTATCACGTTACAAGTTCTGAAAGAGATGAAGCAGGATGGGCTCCAAACTACAAATATCATCTCTGGAAAATCAAAATGAAACCGATTACAAACTCACCTGAGTTTCAAGATTTATTTAATACTGGTAAAGAAGATGATTTCTACGAGGACTTAAACTCTGAAAATGGTGGTGGTGGTTTAGATCCAAATAATACCTCATCCACAAATGAGTTAGATATTATGGATGCAATCCTTGATGAAGCAGAAGGTCACGATGGTAGTGAAGAAAATGGTTGGAAAACATCTGGTGTATCATATAGACTTCATGATGAACATCATGCATTTCTTGATGAAAATGATAGAGTGTATTTTGATGACCGCTTCATTCCAATAGATATTGATGGTATTCCAGCTGAGTTAAATGCTCAAGATATAGAGTTTGGTGAAATGTTCCCAGAAAATCCTACAAATGGTTCATATTTCCTACGTATTGACTACAATCCACCAAGATTATTTAAACGTTTTGTTAATGAGGAAACTGGAGAAGGTCGTTGGCAATTAATGAGTTGGGATTTACGTGAAAAATGGACTGGTGTTCCAGCTGCTTTAAGAGCTCATATCAACAATGATAAAACTATTACAAATACACAAGGTGAAGTACTTCCACAACAACAAAATATTAAAGACCTTGTTAAAGCAAGAGTTAAAAAAGAACATAACAAACCAAGACCTTGGAATGAAATCAGTAAAAAATGCCCAGATTTTGATTTACCAAATGGTATTTAATATCATTTTTAACTTGACATTTTAACATTAATAGGTTATCATACTATTATGTTAAACAAGTATGAGTAAAAGGTGATGAAAAATAAGAGTTTAATGGGTAAACCAGTATTGATATTAAATGGTGATTATCAACCATTATCAAAATACCCATTATCATTAAATAGTATGAAAAAAGTATTGAAATCATTACTTAAAGGGCGTATATCTGTTGTCAAAGAATATGATGAATCAATACGAATAAAAGGTAATGAAATGAAATTACCTAAAGTTGTTGTGCTTAAACGTTATATTAACGTTTCTCACAAACCTAAGTTTTCTCGCAAAAACGTTTATTTACGAGACAATTATACTTGCCAATATTGTGGTAAAAAGTTTTCTGCCGAAGATTTGACTTTTGACCATGTTGTACCAAGAAAAGATGGTGGTAAAACAACTTGGGAAAATATTGTAACCTGTTGTCGTGAATGTAATAGTAGAAAAGGTTGTAAATCTTCTGCTGAATCTCATATGTTTCCGATTAGAGAACCACATATGCCTACAATGCGTGAATTAGAAGCTAATTCATCGCAATATTCAGACAAAGCTTATAACGATTGGTTAAGTGAAGCTTATTGGGAAACCGAATTGGAGAATTAATTTTCTCCAATAGGGTTCTCATCAAGATTGAGCCAACGAGCATATGATGAATGTGGATTTGACATAGAATTACCACTATACATCACTTTATCCAATACTGGTGTCAAACCTTTCCAAACAAATACTAATTTCAAGTATTCTGGATGTTGAGTCATATCCATTTCTTGAGCTTCCTCATATGATACATTACGTTTATAGTAAATCATCATTGTTGAACCATTTCCAATATTATTCATATCAGAACCATATTTTGCATAATTAACATTGTTGAACTTTAAGTCATCTAGTGTTCTATCATTCTTTAAGAAGTTATATATTTCTTCCTTAGTTGTCGTATTAGCTCTTCTTGAATCCAAGAATTCTGCACATTTTAGATGGAAAGCTGATTTCAATTTATCAATATAGTCTTCATAATTTTTCTCACCAGGAGTAGGTACAATATCTTTTTGAGAATCAACTCTTTTGTTTCTTAAATTAAATACTTCAGGGTCTTTATATATAATGATAGCATCCCAACTTTTACGAACACCTTCTCCAGCAATTTCGTCATAGAATAACTTAACACATCTTGACATAGCTGTTTTCAATTGATTGCCATTCTCCATTGTCCATAATCTATTGTAATAATGACGATCTAACCTAACTGTATTATAAGCATAGTCGGAAAATATTACACCATATTTTTTACTCCAACTTGATGAAAAATCAAATGCACGTAAATCTTTTGTTGCCAAACATAATTGACGTTTATGAGCTCTTATAATAATTGCTCCGATTTCGTGTTCTTGTGTATCTAACATTTCAAGCACATGAGTAAATGTATGAGGTGTTATTTTATCAACAACAACTTTACTTTTAGGAGTTATTGAAGCTTTCTGTAACTGAATTATTTTTTTACCGTTTGCATTGTTAAAAAACGATGAATCAATACGATTTAAATTTTCGTAGTCTTCTTTAAGAATTGCGTGCATTAATCTCTCCTAAAATATAATTTTTAACTTCTGGTTCTTTTGCAATAGCCCAATCAACAATTGCTTTATCAGGATGTTCAATATATTGTATATTAAATGGATTCTGACGTACTAATTTACGTTGATATTTGATAGGCAGTTCTTTAAGTTTTAATAATGCTGATTTATTTTTACTTGTAATCAAATATGTGTACATAAAATCAATCCATTTTGGCGTAAACAATGATAATTTAACATCATTATTTAATATGCTAACTATCACGTTTGCTGGATTTACTGAATCTTTAATTATGTCTAAAGCTTCTTTCTCATTTAAAATATCCAACGGATTAAATAAATCCCACATTTTCTTCCAAGATTCATCCATATTGTTAAAGATTATTTGTCTAAAAATGGCTTTAGCAATAGCTTCTTTCATATTCTTATCAAGCTTTGATGTAATATCAATTGGCGGATTTTTGGATAATAATGTTTTTACCAATTCCATCATTCTTATAGCAATTGAATTACCACCCATAATAGTATCAGCTATTTGTACTATTAATATATTAAAATAATCAGTTGGCATCTTCATTAATTTAGTCATTAATTTATTCGATACGTCTGGATCAGAACTTGTTATTATTCTATTGAACCATCTACTCTTTGAATAATCACTACTTTGATTTATCAATATCATTTGAGTTTCATAAGGTAAATCAAGAAATGATATTTTATTGTCATCCAAACGAGCTTTAAGTTTTTCAAACTTATCTTTATTTTTAAGTTCTGTAGGTGAATTAAACTCAAGACCACGATCGCTAATTTTCTTCAGTGCTTCTTTCTTAAATGTGATACCATTTGAAGTTGTTATTTCTTTTTTCTCTGCATATCTACCAAGCGTATTAACAACTTTATATAACTGTAAGATAAACTTTTTAATGATTTCAGGGTTTTGAGAATCAAGAAATGCTCTTGGACCACGCCATTCAATAGTACCTTGTGGGTGAATACGTGCAACTCTATATTTGTCGCCAGATAATACTCGATTTAATGATCTCATATCACCGTTAATAACATATCTTTTAATTTCATCAAAGAAATCACCACTTGCATAATATCCATTAAATCTTAATGTCTTTTCATCATTAACAACAAGCTTTGTCATCATATTATAAAGTTGTTCATCAAGAGCCATACAGCAAATCAACCATCTAGCATTTATGATATCAATATCTGGATATGACATATGAACGTGGAAACCACAAGTATCATTGGTATAAACACCCAATTCTGGCAATCCTTTTAAAAACTGATACATTTTCTCAACATTTTTTGGATTAAAAGGCATTTTTGGAGAAGCCCATTCAAATGACCATCCACCTTTCTCGGAAGATGGTGAGACAGATGAATCGCTTTCGATAACACCTTTACCAAAGCCGAAACTGTCATTGAGCTTATCATATAATTCTGCAACAGAACCTCTAGGTGTACCACGTGAATGGTATCCAGGTAAATCTCCATAGTTCTTTTCACCAATTGTACAAATACCTTCCAATTCAAAGCCAATTGTAAAATCAGTTGTCAATGCTTCATCCAAAATCTCATTTTCACAAAGCATTGAAAATATACTCTCTTTATCCAAGAATCTCATATTAAATCCTTAACACATTTATATTAGTATTTATTAAGATTCTTTATTTAATTAAGGATTCCACACCCATACTTTATTACCACAATCATATATTTTATTATACCCATTATTTCTCATAATTTCAACCTCTGAATTACCAACATATCCTTGTTCAATCAATTTATGTTTTTGACTTTGGTATCTAGTAATAATGTTTTGACCATTAAACCAAACATAATTTGGCTCAGTTATTAGTGACAATTTAAACCCTAGTATTTCATACAATTTACCTTTTGTATGAGCATTATTAGAATAACTTATCAATGATTTTGGTCGATATTTATTAATAAAATAATTAAATAATTTACTTGCTCCACCAATTACATTACAACCTACTTTAGAACAAAATCTACTCAATTCCCATTCATAATGAGTATTAAATCTTGGTTTAACAAAAGTCATCAAAGAAACAAGTTCATTATTATGATATAATCCTACCTTAATTGAACTACTATCATTTCCTTGCATATGGTTTTCCTCAAGAAATTGTTTTTTCTCTTTGTTCTCAACTTCTTTTATTACACATTTACGAGCATAAATCTTTTCTTGATTGATACCTAAAAGGTTAAATAATTGACTACAAACCTGTTGTTTGCGAGTTTTCCATTCATATTCAAAAATATGATAAACAAAAATGCCATAATTAGTTAAAGCATATTGAGACTTATTTTGGTGGTATAACTTTTCTTTAAATATATCACTATGCCAATAGTCTCCATTAAACTCTATACCAATATTTTTTGTCGGTATATATATGTCAATCTCCTGCCTATTATCCATACGATAATGTGTTATAAAGTTTATATTATGACTGATTAATATATCTTGTAATTCTTTTTCTTCTCTTGAAGTGTCATGTTTTAATAAATCATATAAACCATGTTTACATAAAATTGTTGCTCCTGCTTGTTGTTTGACACCTATTTTATTAGAAAATTCAATAGCCGAACTTATTTTATTTTCTTCAATAAATTGTTCCGTAAACGCTTTATCAGCTAAAAAACGTTGCTGTTCATCTGTGTAATGTGTGTAGTTTGTATTGTCAACACCATATTTTTCACGGCAAGTTTTCTTATATTTTTCACGTTGATAAGGGTCATCACCATATCGTTCAATTCTAGTATTATTATTCTTTTCTTTAAACTCATCCGTTTGAGAATAATGCTCTTTCCCATATTTTTCCAAACAAGTTTGTTTAGCTTTTTTAATAGACTCTTTTAATTGAAAAGCATTTTCGACACCATCTCTTTCCAATAATGTTTTCTTTTGAACTTCATAAACCTTTTTTCTATCCTTTTTAATACCATATTCTTTCAGAACATTTTGAAGCATACGAGAGTTGTAATTCAAGTATTCACTTATTTCTTTAATAGACATATTCTTTTCAATAAACATTTCATAGAGGTCATCTTTATATGGCTTTTCTCTCCTTAATACTGACCCTTCACGGATATATTTTAATGGCTCTTTGATATAATCTCTTAACATATTTTCTCCATTCATTACAGGAAATTATATCATATATTTACTATATAGTCAATAAAAAAGAGAGTTTCCTCTCGAAAACTCTCTCGTGAATCTATCTCTAACAAGATTAGATGAAACGTAAGTGTTCAACTTTAATTCTTGCTAAGTAATCGGCTGCGTTACCCAAAGAGTTAGCAGGATTTGTCAAAGCGAAGAATCCATAACGTGTTGACATAGCCATTACGTGTTCGAATGTGTTAGGATCCAAGATTGTACCTGAGCACATAACAGGAACGTAAGGACAATAGTAAGCAGCAGCGTCAATTTCATCTGAACCTTTGTAACCGATTAAGATGTCGTTATCTGTAGCATATGTGTTTACATAAACTTTCATTGTACCATTCAATGTACCAACATATTTGTTGTTTGTTGGAGCTTCGAATGTACCTTCTGTAGTTCTAACGAACTGAGAAGCTGTAGCTGATTGCAATACAGACAATACTTCGTGAGAAACAACTGCCCAGTTAGCAGAAGCTTTACGAATCTTTCTAGCGATTTCGTTAGAATATCTGTTAATCATAACAGCCAATGCAGCGTGTTCGTCAACAACTGATGTAGCAACACCAGAGATTTTATTCTGGTCATATGTAGCTACTGATAAACCAGCGATTGAACGTAATCTTGCCAAGATTTCTTGGTCAATATCTAAAACGATTTGTTGAGCCAAAGCTGATGTTAATTCTTGTTCAACATTAGCACCATATTGAGATTCAGCATCTTGCATTGATTCCAATGTGAATCTAGCTTTCAATTTACGAGAGCCAGCTTTAACATCTTCTTTTACGAATTCAACAGAGATTTCGTTACCGCCAACACCTTCTAATACAGCTGTATCAGCAGCAGCAGGGTGTACCATATCTTCGTTACCAGAATACCATGCACCTACTAAGAATGGTGACATAGCTTCTTGACCAGCGATGATACCAGAACCATCAACTGGAGAAGTTGTAGCATAACGGATTCTCATTGTTGTAATTGTGCCAGAAGGACCTGTCAATGGTTGAACACCAACCAATTCGTGAGCCATAACTGTTGGCATAACACGTTTAATCAAAGGCATCATAACCTTGTTGATAATAGCAACGTTAGCAGCAGTTGTTGCGCCAGCAGTTGCATGTTCTCTCAAGATTTCTCTACGAGAGTTTTCCAAAACTGTTTCTGTAATATTTCTTTTTGAAGCAGATTTAATATCAGATACTAAACCTTTTCTCATTTTATTCCAAGCAACAGCGTTTTCTAATAAAAGATTAGCCATATTTATATTCTCCTAATTGTTAAAAATTGAATTTACCGTTCTCAATAACTTTGGAAATCTCAGCATCTACATCAAGACTGCTCATATCATCAAAGTTCATTGCAACCTTATTGTTTTTATTCTCACCTGTTAAAATAGTAGGTTTTCTACTTTCTTTTAACATCTTCTCATTTTTATTTATTACTTTTGCTGAAGAATTGCTTAAAATCATAGGAATATATTTCTTTATTGATTCATTCAATTGTTCAGTTGGTACATCTTTAACAAGATTTTTAATCATATCTTGTTTATCTTTTGCCAAATGAGCAACAGATTCATTGATTAATTTTTCTCTTGTCAATTTGTTATTAATTGTTTTGACTTGTTTATTTTCTTTAATCAATTGAGCATTTTTCTCTTCCAAAACTTTGTTAGAGTGCATCAATTTATTTTGATTTGCTTTAACTGATTCTAACAAGCCGTTAACAACTTTATTTTCGTTAAAGAATTTAACAGCAAATTCTCTAGCAAATGCTTCATAGATTTTTGAACCAAATGATTTTTTGCGAGATTCTGCAATATCTTTACGGAACTCATTCAATTCTCTTGAAACTGATGAATTGATGAACTTCTCCATTTTATCAGCAGCTTCTGCGAAGAATTTCTTTTTAGATTCTTTAATATTTTCTTGTTGTTCTTTAACTAAACGAACTCTCAAAGCATCCAAAGATTTCATTTCATCTCTATGAGCTTTTGTTTGTTCCATAACTTGTGAAGAAATAAACTTGCTGAACTTAGCCAATGATTCACCTAATTGTTTCTTATCATTTCTTAATTCAACAACTTCTTTCTTAACTGATTCATTTAAGAATTTAGAAGCTTTTTCAACAAAATCAGCTTTTTTAGCTTCATATTGTTCTTCCAAAGATTTCATAGCATTTTCCAATTTCTTATTGAAATCTTCTTGAATTAAAGCTGTTTTATCAGCAATAACTTTACCCATGTTTCTTTGAGCTTCTTGCAATTTTAACTTTTCTTTGATAACATTTTTACGATGTAAATCAAGTTCTTTCATTTTAGAGTTTAATGTTGAATTAACAACTGTGTTCATTGATTCAACAATTTTCTCTTTGTCAGCTTTAGCTTGCTTAGATAATTCTTCATAAACTTCTTGACGAACTTCATTTCTAATCTGAGCAACTTTTTCTTTCATCAAAGAGTTAAAAGCGTTCTTAACATCAGCAGTAGCATTATCACCTAAACATTCCATGAGTTTAGCGTTTAATTCTCTATCTGTTAATTTGTTAGCCATATTTAATCTCCTGTATTTTATTTATAACTCCAAGACTTGAACCATTGAACAATATCATTATTCAACTCATTCTCACCAGTCTTTGAATTACCGATAATATAATCTTGTGCGTTGTTTAAAAGTTTTTGACCTTTTCCACCTTGGAACTTTTCATAGATTGGTGTTGGTCTTGCATCTTGTGCTGAAGGGGTTGCAACAATATCTATTGTAACAATTTCAAAATCAGAAACTGTGTTATTCCAATCGTCAACATTTCCAGAACCTCTTGATGATACACCAAGTGGTACTCCATCCATGATTAACCCTTCAACGATTTTCCCTGAAGGAGTATGCGGTAAAATCTTCATCTTACCCACACCGTTAGAGCCTTCCATATGTATTTCTTCAATTATGTGGGAAACGTTATGAACATTGATAACTAAATCATCTGGGTGGTCGAGCTCACCTAACACACCACCGTACATTTTAATTTGCTCTTGCAAAGTATCTACGGCGTGTTGAATTTCGTGCTTAGGGTAGATACGACCATTCAAGTTTTGAATATCTGCCTGAACAAATATACCTTTCAAGTACCAATGTTTTCTTTTATTGCCTTCTTCATCCATATAATCGGCAGCATCAGTCACTAAGCGTGACTGACTGCTGCTCATATATTCTCGAAGAATTGGCTTTTGTACTGTACCTACCATTCTTCCATCCTTTTATTATTTCTTGCCCATCATTGATTTGCCAGCAGCAGGTTTGTTAGCTGGTTTTTCAACTTTGTGCCATTGTTTAGCACCTTTGTTATCATTGTTCTCTGTTTTGTGTTTAGCAGATGGAGCTGTACCTTTAGAATCAGTATGGTTTACACCCAATCCTGCAGATTTATCTAAAGTCATACCTCTCAACTTACCAAAGTTCATTGTGCCTTTCTTATTAACACCTTCTTCTTCAGAAGTTAATTTTTTACGAGGGTCAGCAATTTTTGACCAACCTTCTTCCAAACCTTCTTCTGATGGTTCGTCATCAGCTGCTTCTAATTCATCAATTAAAGCAACTAAATCTTCAGCTGTGTATTTAATTTCATCTTTGATTTCATCTTCTGATTTTGGTTCTTCATCATCAAGTGGAGCTTCTTCGTTTTCTTCACCTTCGAACTCTAAATCAACGCCAGCATCTTCGTCAGCTTCTAAACCTTCATCAGCTTCAACGATTTCTGTAGAACCGCATTCATCTAAGTCTTCAGCAGCTTCTTCTTCTTCATCATCATCAGCTACATCAACTTCGTCTTCAGCAGCAGCATCGCCTTGCAAACCAGTAGAGATTTCATCGAATAAATCAGATACTTCATCATCGATATCACCAGCCATTTCAAATTCACCTTTGATGTCTTCTAATGCTACAGCAGCATCTTCAGCCAAACCTTCGTCTTCATCACCTTCAGCTAATTTCATTTCATCAACGATGTTTCTCAAATCGTCAAACTTAGCTTTAACTTCATCAGACATTTCAGCTGGGAACTTATCTTCCAATTCATCAATAGCCAATTGAACCTGATTGAAACCTTCTTCAGCATCTGAACCAATTTCATCAGCAATTTCATTGTTGAAATCATCACCCATATCAGTGATTTCAAAATCTTCATCAGCAGATTCTAACAATGCATAGCTATTACGAGCTGCTAAATCCCAATGTCTTTTGAACAATCTGGTAGCTTTAGCAACATCGTTGTCATTAACGATTGCATCAAAAGCTTCTGCTAATAATTTTTTATCCAAGTTTTTAGACATATATATCTCCTTGTTATAGTTTATTAAATTGTTTCTATGAGTATTTATGCAGAAACGTGGATAAAATGTTAAAAACATAAAATTAAACCCTCTAATTAAAGAGGGTTTTTAATTTAGAAATCTTCAACATCACTTTTTGACATAAGTCTTGTTGGTTTCTTTGGTGTCCAACCACCTGAACCCAAAGGACCTTCCATAATTTGTCCTTTCGTTTGAGATAAAATATATTTTTCAACTTTATTTGCTAAAAATTCATAATGAACAAATTGATTTCCTTGAAATTTAAAAGCATAATTCATTATTAAATTCTTAATTGTTGAAGCATCACTTGGTAAAAATTTTTTATTTTTTTCTTTATCAACAGCACCTTTATACCCATCTTCCATAATTTTTGCTTCTTTAATAGCTTCCTTATTTTTTAATACAAATGTTTTAGCTTCAGTCAATGTATCAAATGTTTTTTCAACTTTCTTTCCTGATTTACTTTCAAATAAAATCTTCATTTTAATTCCTTATCATTATTACTAATAATATTTATTACATTGGCATACCGCCGCCCATCATATCTCCACCTTCAGGATTACTCATATCAGGACCATAAAGAATTGGAACAAATATTGAATCTTGAGCTAATTCTTCACGTTTTTCATTACGTATTTTCTTCATTTGATTTAACTTACGAAGAGTCAATACAGGTTTTCTTTTATGACCTATTTGTGGAGCAGATTTATCTTGGGTAGCATCATATGGTGCATTAAAGTTTGTTTTGTTATCATTTTCTAAAAGTATATCTAAGTATTCTTTTTTCATCCTATTCTCCTTACATTCCTGCACCGCCAGCTGGAGCACCACCCATTGGAGCACCCATATCACCACCTGCTGGAGCACCACCCATTGGAGCACCCATATCACCACCTGCTGGAGCAGCACCTAAGTCTCCGCCAAAGCCGCTCATACCAACATTTTGTCCCATATCTTGTTTGATATCATTCAAGTAATCTTGAGGAATATCTTCAATACCTACTGAACGTAATCCAGGAACTTGGTTATAATCTTCTGTTGGTAATGGAACATCTTTTTCTTTGAATTTCTCTTGATTTTCCATCATTAACAATCTCTGGTTCTCATTATATTCTTCTTCAGTAAGTTTCAAATAGAACTTCAAAGCAAACTGTTTTGAAATATATGGACTTTGAATTGCTGAATTAAATGCATCCAAACGACTTTTACGAACTTCTTCTTCAGTTAATTCTGTAATATTACTTGGATCGAAAAATGCTAATGAAAAACCATCGTTATCAATCTCTACAATACCTTTATAAGCAAGATATTTCTTAAACTCTTCATCTAAAACTGTTATTAAAATATTTTGTAAACGTTGGCAGAACTTATAGAATCGAAGTTCTTGAACGTATGTATTAGATGTTGTTGGTGTAGTTCTTTGACCATCAGTTGGACCATAAGGAACCCAAGATTGTGGAACTTTCAATCCTCTAATCAAATTGTTTTCCCAATAAACCATATCATTGATTTCACCAAGATTTTGACCACCTTGTAATTTCTCAATCTTTGGTTGAATACCATCAGCATCAACTGGAAGCCAGAAGTCTTCATTCATTGAGATGGAATTGTAGGCAACATCAATGGTATTAAATACACCATCTGTATCTTTTGAAGGCATTCTTCTTTGTGATAATTCATTCTTTGCTTTTTCCAAGAATTGTCTTCTCTTATATCTTGGAACATTACCAATAGGTATTGTAAATACTAACTTTTCAGTAGCATTTTTAATTCTGTAAAGAAGTAAACAATCTTGAAGCAACATCTTTTGAATGTACACTTTATAAATGCTTTCTAAACAGCTTACACCAAATGGATATACTAAAACATCATCAACATTTAATGATAAATGAACAACGTGTTCAGCTTTTACTGGTAATGTTGTTTGATCATCATTTGGTCCATTAACAGTTTGTGCAGTAGAATTGTTCATAATATTTGGGAAATTAGTATTAATTGTGTTAAGATAATTTCTTGTTTCAATATCTGAAGCAGCACTTGTAGCAACTTTTAATGGAACATTCAAATCAACGTTTTTAATAATATAATGGGTAGGATTCTTTAATTCATCAACAATTACACCCAAAACATCATATATATTAACTTTTTGTAATTCAAGTGTTTCTGGGTCACGTATAAAGAATGTATCACCATATTTTAATGTATCTCTAATTGTTTTAAAGATACGCTTTTTCCAGTCTTCTGTTTTAATCCATTCATCTAATGCCAATTCAATTGAAAGCGTTTGTGAATCTGGTAATTGCGTATTATCACTATATTCTATTTTAAATGGATTTTTTGCATCTGATTGTGTTATTGCATCAACAATAATATCCAATGACCAAGAAATTACTGGATCTTGTTCCATACCCTCATAAATCGTATATCTCTCCATACGATTAATTGGTCCTTGATAAACCATTGGGAGATAATTCTTATACTTACTATAAATCATATTAGTGCCAGAATAACTATTATGAGTAGTTCCCATTTTAGCACTAGGCAAACTTACATTCTTTAAAAACTTCTTAAAAGACATTATTATACCTTCTTAACACAATCTTATGAAAGTATTTATTATTAAAATACTTGTTTCAAAGATTGTATAAAAATGATTAGTAATCACTTGTACTAAATGATTGAGAAATTTTGTCCGCAGTATCCTTATTTTCACGATAACTTTGACTATATTTTGTCCAGTCAATCATTGTTTTTCCTTGGTCAACCTGAGTACGTTGCAAACGAATCATTTCACCCCAATAATCACTACTATCATATATTGCTGAATTAGATTTAATAACAGTTTGTGGCATCATTACGGCAGATTGTTGTGTAATATTTTCTGGTTGTGAAACTTGTGGTCGTTTATATTGATTTGTAACAATATTTAAGTTATTATCAACCGCAGAATCATCATCAGTACTATTCCACCAACTTTTTATTTTATCAACTAAAACTATTCCACCACCTATAGCACCACCAGCAAGAGCACCATATAAAGCACCTTTTCCTCCACCAACTGCACCACCTATAGCAGCACCTAATACTATACTCTTAAACCACTTCCAACCTGGGGTATCAGCGTCACTAAAAAGTGTTGCATTCTTCCAACCATTATCGTAAAAATTTTTAGCAATACCTGTAATAGTTCCGATACTTGCACCAACTATAGCACCATATGCAGCACCTTTCAAATTACCAGTAACTGAACCACCTATAGCACCACCAACTATAGCACCATATGCAGCACCTTTTGTTGCGGTGTCCGATATAGATTTACCTTTTTGATCCGTCAGAATAATATCTTTAAAACCAACTGCTAAAGCACCAGCACCACCGAGAACAAGACCACCTCTGAGCAGTTTTGAACCAATACTACTACCATTATTATATGAATTAATTGCTAAATTCATTATTCCTTGACTCAAGCCAATGAATATTGGTGTATAACTTCCCAAATAATTAACTATTTTATTCAATGCTTCAGATGCATAATTATAATATGCCGTTTCTATTGACAATGCAGTATTGACACCAGCAACACCACCTGCTCTCGCCCATTCTTGTAAAAAGTTATAACGGTTTTGAGTACGTTTAGCACCTATTGCATTTGATAATACATCTTTATCTAAATCAGTATATCCAGATTTGTTATCAGCTAAATTCAATAATGGATTGTTATAATACATATATTCAAGGTCTGGATTTGCTCCTGCGGCAAGAATATGTGAAGGACTGTTTGCATAAAAAGAACGACTCATATCGGCTCTTTGCAATACTGCCATATTTTCGTTTCTCCAGTTCAAAATATCTTCAGAAGAATTTATTTTACCACTTCTAACCGCTCTTGATAAAGCTTGAATATCAGATCTATGTAACCATAATCTATCTTTGTTACTTAATGTAGCATCAAGACCACCAGATATAAGAGCCATGATTTGTGTTTCGGAAAATCCTAATGGTAACAGTGTATCAAATATGCCTTTATAACGTTCTTGCTGTCTCATAGCTCCAATACGAGTATTTAAATCACGTATTTTTTGCTCTTCAGTCAATGCCTCAACATTTTTACCAGTCATATAGGACATTTCTTTTAAATTTTTAGCTGTTTTCTCAATTTCAACATTTAATCGTTCTTGAGTAATGACTTGTAAATTCGTTGGTGTCAAACGATTCATAACATTTTCAAAAGCTGCAACACGTTCTTCATTTGTTAAAAGCATATCTTCATTAACAGTTGAAACAGTTCTTGTAAATGTTGCTAATGAATCTTTTCCTGAGCCAGATAATCTCGCTAATAGTGGGGATGTCTTTTTAATTGTACTGAGTAAATCATTTTGAGACATACCTAATTCAACGGCTGACTCTCTTAATTGATTTAATCCACCTGATAATATTACACCAGTTCTATCAATATTTTGGAAAAAACTTCCCAATTTTTCAGCTGAATTAACATATGACTTAAAAAACTTGGTCAATGAATCAGTTATTGAAATAGCTAATGATTTTGAGAACTTGGTATTTTGTTCTTCACGCTGTTTTAATAACTCGGTTATTCCACTCTTATATACTTCAGATAATTTACCTAGAAAATTACTATTTTCTTTTACATTGGCTACTTGATTATCTTTTAATGATTTGTTAAGACCTGCTAAACGCTCACGTTCTTTTCTATCCCATAATTTTGCCAAACCAGTCATTAAGACTTCAATATCAGTCGAGTTAGAAAAACCAACACTGATAGAGTTACCACTAACATTATTCTTTGGTAATGCTTCACTTAACGCTTGTCTTATTTCACTTAAATCAGCCATTAATTACCTCATTATTATGCAGTTGTTTGTACGTCATGATTAAATATATCAAAAATACCTCTTAATGCTTTAATACCTGCACCAACAATAGGTTGTACTATCAATAAAGCATCAACAGTTCCTGTTTGTCTATTTTGAAATTTTATTACTTGACGTTTAATATCAAACTGTGTAGGTACAGCTACTAAGTCAATAATATATTTCCCTTTATAATACTCATCAAAACGAATTGTATTAACAACTGAATTAAATAAAGCTTCTCTTGTAACTATCACTTTTGATACTATATTACTTAAAAAATCATCAATCATATTAGCAAACTTATATTTTGCTTCATTATTTTCAGTCATGCCTTGTTCTTTATTTTTTCTATCAGCACTTATTTCACGTATTTGTGGAGAAATACGTTCTTTCATCAAATTATGCATAATTGTTCCTGCTTCGCCAGTACCTTTTTGTATTTCAATTGCTGCAGTGTATAACTTAACATTTTCATCAGTATTTTTATTTGGAGTAATAATCATACCACCTTGTAATGCTGAAATTATGCTATTACGTTGACTTTTACGTTTTTCAGTCGTTCCCCTAAATACATTATTTTCATCCTTATTATTACCATTAGCTTTTCTTAACATAGCAGCCAATTTTTTCTGTTCCTCAGGATCATCCAATAAAGTATTATCACCCAAATCTTTAAAATTATTTTTATCTAATGTTACTGGTTCACCATTATTATCAACTACATTTCCATTTGACAGTTTATAATATATTTTATTACCTTCTTTCATGTATCCAACTGGGATTGCTGTTGTAGAATATTCAAAACCAGGTAATGTTGCAATTAAACCAAGTGTATCTTCAACCTTTCTTTGACAACGTTCCAAAATATATCGATTGCTTAATATCATTTTTTCCATAATTTGACGTAATTGTGGATTTGTAACAACATTGCCCAATTGTTCATTTTTCTTTCTGTCTTTTTCATCTGGAGATAAGTTATCATCGTCATCTTTTTCAAAATTGAGATCATCTGAACCCATATTTTTATTATATACCTTAACTTTTTCATTGTGTTTAATGGTTTCAATATTGTCGTTTGCAGCTTTTATCTGTTGCTCAATTTCTTGTTTTAAATCATCAGATAATGTTTCTTCATTAAAGTCATTTATTAAATCATTAAGAAGTTGTTCTCTATCGTCAATATTTTCACAATTATTAATGTGTTCTAATTGACTGGTATAATTAGCTACTTTAGCTTCTTCTTCTTTTTTCTTATTTTTGCTTATAACGTTTTGTTTTCTAAATTTTTTGCCACCTCTTTTTTCCATCAATAATTCTGGATTATTGCTGACAATACTTTCATACAATTCTTCTGTAATATTAAAACGACCATTATTTGTAATAACTTCTTTCATTGACAAATCCTTCTTAATATAAGTATTTATACAAACTCTTCGGAAGTATTTTAAGGTAAGAATTAAGGGGGTTATATATTGAACCCCCCTTTCTTATTCTTCATGTCATTATACTCATTAAAGAGTTTAATATACATTTCTCGTTGTGTAAATGTCATATTATAGACTTCTGTTAGAGAGACTTTACCTTCAGACATTACACTAAGTTGTATCAATGATTTCTCCAAAGTTTCGGCTCTTTCATTGTAATTATGAATAGCTTCCATGATTTGTTCATCATTTGATGCTATGAGCCAAGACCGAAAAAATCTGATTGATTGAACCCATAGAACTTGTCTTTCCATACGTGACCACAACAATCACATTGATAATCAAGTTCTGCTGGTAAACCTATTGCGTTAATGCGTTGTATTTCAGTCATTATTTCACCAATAAGTTTGGTACTACAGTTAGAAATATACTCATGAATAAACTTTTTATTATCAACATATGTACCATCTGGTAATGTAATCTTATCAATACAAGATGTTATAATATCATTGTTAATTTCAGACATTTTTAAATAGTGTACATTAACTTCTGATAAAGCTTTTCTCTTTTCTTCATCACTATGAGCTTCTTCATAAGAATAGTCTTTAAATGCCTGAACAATCTTTTCTTGTTGGAATAAAATCATACCTGTTTGCTCTTTATTACCAAGAGTTTGTGGTCTCAAATATAGAACCAATCCTTCTGGAGTCGTTAAGGTATATTCTTTATCCAAATATTGCATCTGAGCAATTAAATCATCGATTTCAAATACATTTTCTTGAGGGTGTGGATTAACTTCTTTATTTCTTTCCATTTCCCCAATAACATTATTTGCATCAATCTTTTCATCATCAGCTTTGACTTTATTTTCTTCTTCGATGCGAGCTTTTGTTTCTTCAACTTTTTTAAGACATTCTGGACAAGTTACTTGCATTGTAACTGTATCACCATAAGTTACTTTTTGTATGCATAAAAGCAATACATTCGCATCAGGATAAAGCAATGATTTAGGGTCATTAATTGATGGGCAACAAGACTTAATAAGATTAATGTTAGCTTCACCTGATAATAATGCATCTGGATTCATTAACAATAACTCATCTTTTGGAAGCATTTGATATACATCAATTTCACCAGCACTATTATATGAAATCATATCATCATTATACCAGTTACCATTTGATGATGGCAATTTAACTGACATCATTGGTCTGCGAGCAAACCCTAACAAAGGGTTGTTATTCATATTTTCACTCATAAACTATCCTTTTTTATTATATAAAACAAGTGTATCATACAATTATTTGTTTGTCAATATTTAATTAATGGTTTCTTCAAACGTTGTTATTTCTTTTTCTTGAGAGAAATAGTCAAGAATCATTCTAATAACAGTTTCAGTTTCTTGTTGTAAGTACTCATATTTTGTCAAACCATCAATGTATTCAACATATTTTTTACCATTTAACTTATTTTCATATTCCTGAATCAATGATTTATCTGTTAAGAAATCATATAAATCACTCGTTAAGTTAACAGTTGCATTATGTCTTGCTACAACTAATGTATAAACCGTTTTATTGACATAATAACCTATCCATACACAAGATTTACTTAAATCACTATTAATCTTGATTGTCACAACATCATTTACAGCAAAGTTAGTATGATACAATTCGTTCACTTCATCAACATTTTCTTCTGTGATTAAAAAGCCAACTTCTTCATTATTCTTATTATAAGCTATGCCATCAGTAATATAGCCTTCAACTTGGTTAGCATTATTTTTCCAAGCAGATGAAGCAACAACATCTGTAACTCTTACTAAGAACCAATCTCCACCGTTAGCTATTTTAAATGTTTCACCAACCTCAACATTATGAGTATTAAAATATTCAGTCTCAAGTTTTATTAAAGAACTTGTTGTATATAATGGTTGAGCAAAATATGCATCATCATCATAATATAAATCTTTGTATTCCCAATATTTTTCGACATCATACTTCTCGTAATCAAGTAATGTGAAATCATTGAAGTTATTCATTTTCCAATATGTCCAAATGCCATTATATGACTCATCATTTGACAACAATATTGTCTTGCCTTTCATATCACCTGTTGCCGAAATCTTCATTATAGCAGATGATGTAAACTCATCAACTATATCAGCATTTTCTGGCATAGATGTTTTAGATGTAAATACTTCTTCAAACTCTTTGGTACCAACATCAGTATCAGTTGTTACATCACGAGTATTGAATACATCATTAATGACATCAACCATATTTTCACGAGCTTTTGGTAAATCATTGAACATAGATTGCATTGGTCTAATACTTAAACCTGTTCTATTCTTTCCTTCCAATGATTCATCAGGAACAGTTACACCTAACTCTGTTCTTCCAACCAAACTATCTATCATCTTTGTCCATAATGATGCTGGAATATCATCGTCATCACCTTCTCTTACCAAAGCCCATTCAGCATGAACATTTAAATCATCAGCATTTTTAAAGTTGATTTGAACAACAAAATCAGAACCAGTAGTTATTTTATCAAAGTTATCGATAATAAATGATGATGTTGTATCAATACCTTGTTCAATACTTACTGGCGACATCCATATAATACCTTCATCATGTGGTGAATTAATTACATTGGATATTGCTATTGCTGATAATTTACGGAAGTTAACATCAGGTACAATAGATGGATTTTTAACCCAGAAGTAATAATTTGTTTCTTCATTAGCGGTCTTGTAGTTATATACTTTTTTAACTACATATTGACCTTCACTTGGAGCTTCATTTGATTTAGTCCATTCCATTATAGCTATTTCAGAACCAGGTAATTGTTTACCCCAATTTTCTCGTCTATAAAATACATCTCCTTGATGATAATCCAAATATTTAACCTTAGATATATCCCACCATAATTCACCAACTTTTGCATCACCCCAGTTCAAATAATCTGTATAATCTGCTGGGTCAATACCAGAAATGTATTCAACTTCATCAAGTACTTTATTTGGTATAATACCTTGCAATGGGTCATATAATTGAACTTCAGACATAGTTGCATCAGTTTTATTGTCAACGATGTAACAAGATGATATTTTAGTAATATCAGGCAATTTATTCTTACAACGTACTAAATCAAATTGTGGGAAAATATCACCTGATGCATCTAAATAACCTATCATCTCACCATTATTATAAACTTCATACTTGTTTGTTTCTTCGTTATATCTATATTGACCAATGATTTGACCATCATTATAAACATTATGGGTATCATCAATAACTCTACCAATGATTAAATTAACATTGCCACTAATAGTGTATGCGACTTTATTATATTGAAATACTGCCCAAGTTGTTTTATCAATAACATTTTGACTATCTTTCATCAATCCTTTTGAATCAGTGAAATTAATCTTATCATCACTTGTATCATTAAGAGTTTTATTTAAGTTGATAGCTGTTACATATACATAATCGCCACAAGTAATGTAATTACGGTTAAAATTCATCATTTCACCAAATGTTTGTACTCTCATTGATACAAAACCATCTGCAACACGTTTATAAATATTCCAATCATTGTTATCATCTGTTATAACCCAAGTTTTTTCACCAATGGCTATGTTTTCTTTTGTTTTATCAAAAGTTGCATAATCTGGAATTAAATAATCAACTTCATCAGTTTGAGCACATCCACCAGTAGGATACATTTTGCCACTATCTTTGAATGAAAATGCATTTTCTGATTTTGTTGTAAGCTGTTTCAACCAATATTCTTTCGTACCAGTCTCTTCATCATTTCTGACATCATTCCAATATATATCAATTACAGTCGGTGAATCTGTTGTATCAGCAGTTCTTGATTTAGTTGTAAATGATACTATCTGTGGGTTTTGTGTTATTTTATTGGCATCAATATTGAACTCCATCGTGTAGTTATCAGAGTTATAACCAAAATCACCCAATTTAAATGCCCAGTTTTCATATAATCCTAACTGACCATCATTATTAGTCATGATATATGTTGAACGATTAAGTTTATCAAATGATTTACGAGTACCTTTTTCTCTTAACATACCTTTATAGAAATTGAACATATTTCGGTCATCTATTAACATTCTTTCCATATAATCTGTTTTTTGATAACCTATTGTTTTTGTTACATAATCTCTATATAAACCAGTTGAATGAACGTCATCAGTATCATATATGTATCTGAAATCATCAACCATTTTATCTAAGTTAGCATCAGCACCGTCAACATCAACGATATATCCTGGAGCATATAATGTACCATTCCAATCATCAACACCAACACCTATCAACTTCAATCGTTCTGTTTTAACACAAAGAATTGGGTCATAAAGAGTATCACCATAAACCGTTTTATTATCAAATACTAACAAATGTTCATATTCTGAAACATTAACTTTAGCCATTGCTATTAAACGGTCTTTAGGCGAAATCTCAGTATAACCATTATGTCTATAAACAAATATCTCATCATTATAGATAGGGTTACCATTTGTATCAACAATTGACCAATTACCGTTGATATATTGTCCAACTATATCCAAGAAACCATCGTGTTTAATTTTTAATTTCTCATATAATGGGTTCATTAGGATGAAATTATTGATTTCAGGATTTGCTGAAACAAAACGCAAGAAATCTTCTGCTTTAATATTAAACGTAAGAGGTTCATTCAATTCAGCATTTGCTTCATCAAACATCCATCCTTCAACTCTTTCCAAATACTTACCATAACCACATATTATCGTAAAGATATCCTGAACTGAAGTATATACTGATTTATACTTAATTTGTTCAACTTCATCAGTCCAAACATTGTAGTAGATTACGTTTCTATCCTCTATATTAACGTTTGTTTTCTTACCTGTTTTCAAAGGTTTAAGAACGTTGAAATAAGGATTTGACAAATCATAGCCATCAATCATATAACCATCAGCAACTTTTGTAATCATCATTGATGAATAAGTCATTGTTTTGTTAGTCTTTGAAAGATATAATGATACCTCATAATTTTGAGAAGGTAATACACCATAATTGTCCGAAATAACTTTTAATGTATCTCTTTGAAAATATCTACCGCCACGATATATCAATTGAGCATTTGAGTGTCTTATCGGTGAAGCAATATAACTGGTTATATTGATATTTTCACTTGTCAATAAATCTGATACCCACTGTTGTGTACCAATTTTTTGAACATACACATCATCTATTAATTCATTATGCATAATCAATGTTGATGGTTTAGTTCTATCAAGAGTATCTTTGTATATAATTTGTTCGTATGGTGTTCCAGAAAACAATGTCGTATAATTCTTAGTATCCCAAGTTGTTTCTAACCATTCTAATGGTCTCATCATATACATCATTGCTTGTCTATCAAAGCGATATTCACTTGATAATGTCCATAAAGTTTCTGCTGCACCCATATCTCCAATATTCCAAGACATAGAAGCATTATGTAATGTTGGCTCTTTATTTATGATACCAATTTGTAATGGTGTCAAAAGATTTCCTTCACCATCAACTGGTAGATATTTTTCAACTAATCCTTCACGCTTAAACTCTTCATGATAACCTTTTGATAAACCATCTGCAATATAACCATTTTCAATATCTTTCCACATAGGTATGTTTTCAGATGTATATGGAGCTTTACCATAATGTTCTTCCCACCATTCTGGTTTTGAACCAAAACCTAACATTTCCCAAGGTTTAATATGAGGTTCAAAAGTATCATAGTAATACAAATATACTGAACGATATGAACCATATAATTTTTCACCATCTTTATCAACGCAAGATGAGTAATTATAAGTCATAGGATTTGTATAATCATATTCATTATTGACGTAATAATCAATCTCATTAGTGTTTGCCCAATTTTCAAAGAATGACTCGTAAATCATCTTATATTCATCAATACTATAAGCAGTTTTTCTAAACTTACCTGGTATATATTTGTAGTCATTCCATAAAGGTAAACCATCTTTCCATTTAGAGTTGATTGACTCATATATTCTTTCTTCTAAAGCAAATAAGATTGAATCCCTGAAATCACCATATGTTTCATTATAAGAACCATCGTGACCTATTAGCATTGTTGGATTTTTAGTACCAAAATCTACTACCTCAAATGCAGGCTTGAATGATTTTTCAATACCAAGATATGCTGGTGTTGCAGGAATATAATATTCAGTACCATCGAACATTACACCATTGTTATAAAATGGTTGTAATCCTTCTTTTCCAATGTTTATTGAACTTAATATGCTTCTCAAAGCAACATTAACATCAGTATTTTCATTAATTAAGTTATCGTCAACTTTTGTTTCCAATACTGTTCTAAACTTATTCTTAAAAGCTGTGTATTGACGTTTAACATACTCAATAACATTACGTATATTAGTAAACTCTTGAGAGTTAAGCATCATTGTTTTAATTATTGGGTTAGAATGTTGTACAATCTTAGTACCCAATGACATATCCTGTTTTGTATTGATATAGTTGTTTTTGCCATTAACATTACCTTCAAAGCCTTTTTGACTTTCAATTATTGAAGCCATTTGATCATAACTTTCATTATAAGCAATTGTTAATATATCTTCATTACAAGGGTTTGAAATCAATGATACAGGCAAATCATAGTAATAACCTTCTTTCAATGGTTCTTCAACTGTTTCCAATAGCATCTTAATAACCAATGAATCATCATTCTTTAATGCTACGTTTGGAGTTATTAAAACATCTTTATTATCAACGATATATTGAACACCATAATTTAATAAATTACCATTCAAATAAACAAATATCCCAGATTGATTAGAATCCATATATGGAGCATATTCGAGACTATATTTGGTATAAAACTCTTTGATTCGAGATTCTTGGCTCTCCATTTCAACATATTCACGTTTATCTGTAACAGTTATCTCTGTTGTAACATATTGTGATATAAAACTTTCTGATTTTCTCCAATAGTTTAAGTAATAATTACCAGAATCATCGACTTCACCATTAGAATCCAACTTATATCCATTATTCATTTTAAAGAACTTATAGCCAACATAAGGCTTTTCAACATCATATTCGGTATATGTATATGTACTATCATCTAGTAAGTTATCAAATATGTAGTTTCCATAACCAGTTGTAATAACAGGCTTATCCAAATCTTCATCAACAACCAATTTTGACGTATCCTCAATGCCATATCTTTCAGGTGTTATATAATCAAACAAGCTATTACCAGCAAATGTTGAATTAGGATAATCAACAGGATTATTGAGAGCTACTTTATTATCATCATAAAGGTTAAATAAAGGTGTTTGGTTGACTTTCTCTTTAACTTGACCTTCAACCCATTCACCCCAAGAGCCATAGTCTTTGTAATAAAAATATTTTCCAGCGTTTATGGAATCAATATATTCGGCATCATTTATAACAGTGACACCTTCACCATTAACTGACTTACCAGTTTCTGTATCCAAACCATTGATTAATGGTTGCAATATAATAGTTCCTATTGTATCAGTTCCTGTAACTTGATATAAACGATTATTAACAGATGTATCAGGATCACCAGTAATCAATATTATTGTACCGTCTGTCAATGGTACACCTTGAACTTTTCTTCTTGCTCCACTAGTCTCAAAAGCTGATTGTCCATGAATCTTATTTTTCTTACCATTGAACAATATGTTTATAAAACCTCTATCATAACAACCGTAGTTAAACAATTCAATATCACGATTGTAACAAAGTATTGGCTTAGATGCTTGAATAATCTTTAAGTCAGAGTTTTCTAAAGACATATCATTGACTATAGAACGATGGAACCATCTATTTCTTCTTGACCAAGTATTACCATCACGACAACCTCTCTCCATAATGAAATAATCTGGCTTTGATGAAGTTGCTTTTAATATTGATGTATCATCAACCAAAATGATTGAATTACCAACACCTTCAACAATATATGTTTTACCGTTATACTCTTCATTTACATCATTTTTAAAGGTAACTCTTAATCCAGATATAAACTCAACAGTTTTTTCTTCTGAAACGTATGTATAATGTTCTTTTCCTAAAACATCGAGTGCAACGTTTGTTTGAGCTGTTAATTCAATAGGTGTTGGACCTTCTTCTACCCAATAATAGAAGCTATAATTCAAATACATATCAGCATTTATTGGTGGACACCATGACCAGAATGTATTTGATAATAAACGATTTTGGTCATAAGTTAGACAATTTTGACGATCCAATGTATGAATAAAATTGCAATAATCATTGATAGAAGTAATAGCTCCTGTTTCAGCATCTTTTGAAACAATAGCTGGCATTAATTGATAATTCTGTCTTTCTGGTGTTGCTTCTTTAATATAAAAGTCACCTTCTTCCATTGCTACTGTTTTTTTGCCTATATATCCATTAAGAAAACTCTCAGATGATGGTTGAAAATGATTATTCATAATATAATCAATAAACTTACCAATCAACTCTCTGCTTGAAAATTCTTTTGGGAAAAAGTTTTTAAGGTCTCTTCTAACAACAATTTTATTAGCCATATCTTGTAATCCTTGTTAATTCATATTAATATTTATACATTCACAGGATTCATTTTTTTATACATCAATTCATATAAATATTATTAGAACATAATCCGAATAAATAAGATTATGATAGAAATATTGGAGATTTACAATGGAATATAAGAATACACTTTCAAAATTTGGCGTTAAATTGGATGATAGAAACCAAAGAACCAAATTTACTAAACTTAAAACTCGTTTTAGAGTATTGTTCGAAGGCTTTGCTGCTCCAATTGGCGGTGAAAATGTTTCTATGGATATGAAATCATTTGACGCTCCAAAAGGAAGTTTCACAGAACAAACAATTGAAACTGTTAATGGACCTATATACTATCCTGGTAAATGGGAATGGCAGGCAACCTCTTTCACAGTATATGATTCATACGATAATATGAACTATAAAGAATTATATCGTCAGATCCAATTACAGAGAGATATTTCTGAACAAGTAACTGGTACAGTTCCTCAGAACTACAAGTACGTTTCTAAGTTCGAGAATACTGATGGTCACCAAAATCCTATTTGTACTTGGGTTATGGAAGGTTGCTTTTTATTACAAGCTCAACCTGAAGGTGGTGAAAACGGTAGCCATGAAGCTCAGACAATAGCTTGCTCACAAAGATTTGATAACGCTAACCTTTATGATGCTGATGGTATCTTAATTACAGGTGATGGTGCAGTTTCTACATTGATGAATAAAGTTATGGCATATTAACCATAATTTACTCCAAAAATTAAGAGAGGTTTTAAACCTCTCTTTTTTATTTCTGATTACCAACTATTATTACTTCAAATGGTTTTGGTTGCTCATTTAAGACAACATAAACATCCTTATAATTAACCTCATGTGTACCATCCATTGTATCAACCATTTCATCACGAGGATTTTCAATAACTATTTTATATTCAGATTCATTTAATAACACTGGTTGTGCAGCATATATAACTGAATCAGCTGCAGAATATTCTTTACTTATTGAAAAATCAGTGATTCGATAAGAATTACGTCTTGGTGTTATTGTCTTGAAATATATTTTATCATCATTGATATACAAATGTCCAAGTTTATTTTCGGTTGGCAATGTAACATTATCACTATCAATATCAAAATAAGTAGATGTCATTTTAATATCAGTTAATAACTTAATGTGTGGCTTTTTATATACTACGATGTTTTCATTCTTTTTATACTCATTTGGAACATTAAACTTATTTTCCATACCTTCTCTAAACAATGTGTTTATATACGATATACGGTTATCATATGATTTAGAAGCTTGTTCATTATAAACATAGACTTCTGTTCCTGCTGGTAAATATTGATTCAAATATGAACCACTAGAAGCTCTTCTAATATTTTTCAGTATACCTTTACCATCAACTACTTCATAATCATGATATTCAATGATTTCAGAATTAACAATAATTTTAGCAGGTATTATTTCATCGACAACATTAACTGTTGGTTTCATAAGTATATCCATATTTGCAACTTCAATAGTTCTGTCACCAATATTTAAATCTTTTACAAGTGTTGTCATTAATGTTTTGGACAATGGTAATTTATCATGATTGTCTTTCCAATTGATATTATATACAGATGATATATTGTCATTACCTTCATAAGTGTATATCATAACACCATTTAATGGATAAGATGCAACCAATTCAGCTGGTCGGTCTTTTTCATATTCAGGTCTAAGAAATCTATCACCTTCCAAAATCACATTGTTATTACTTTGTCCATAACAATCTTCCCAAGTGTATATTTTATCATATATTTGGCGATAATCGATAACAGTAATTTGTACT